CAAAAGGTATCTAAACTTTAATTAGTACCTGTACTACCTAGACCGCCGGCTCGATCAGTTTTTTGGGCCGGTGGTTCACTTACTTCTTCTATACTGTATTCCAGGAGAGGCTCTAGAGCGCACTGAGCCAATCTTTCTCCATGTTCAATAGTAACTAGGCTGTCAGAGATATTATGCAGGAGAATGTAAGACTCTTCCACGTAGTCACTATCAATAATACCTACTCCATTTACGAGAGCAAGTCCTTTCTTAAGAGCAACACTTGATCGTACGAACATTTTAAGAACAAAATCTTGAGGAACATCGAAGATAAGACCGGTGGGTACTAGTACTCGAGATTCGGGTGGAATTTGAAAGGCGGTCTTTCCACCTATAGTCTTTGCTACAAGATCGACTTGTTTATTCCACGCGTTGTAAGACTTGATTCTTTGGCCACTAATAAATGCAGCTTTGACATCAAAGCATGCTGATCCTGCTGTAGCAAAAGTTGGTAGCTCAGCGTACTCTCTAGCTTTATAAATTTTCAACATAATATACTCACTTTTTTCCAATATTATACTTTACAGTAAGCTCCCAGTCATCTTTTTCTTTGTAAGAAATGATCTTGATTTGATTCAAAGTCGCTACTGGTTCTTTTGTTTTGTTAGGATCGACGATTTTGATAAGCTCCCACTCTTCGAGAAGATTTACGATTGTATTTCGTCTGGCCTGGTCTTCTTCGGTAAAAGTGTTGTGCTTACCATCGAGGATAAACAATTCTTTAAAATGTAGAATCGCGTAGCGTCCTTTCTTGTGAAGGATGTGGCACGATTGGAAAAGCTTACGATCTTTACGTGATGAGATTCCAATGCGTGTTAGAGTTTCTTTGATTTTAAGAAAACTATCAGGAGTCGGTAGAGTAACTTCTACGCCTACTCCTCTAAAAATATCTTCTTGTTCCATGATACAAATTCACCTTTGTTATAGTAATTAGTGGTAATGGCAAACAACCATAACGATTATTTATTTTTTTCAAAACTTAACCACCAGTTACTAGACGATCATGAACAGTCTTCAGTTGCTCTTTAGATAGAACCTTAAGGTACATTTTAGCAACAGTACGATTGCATTGATATACCTGCTGGATTGCATCCAGATCCATGCTTTTATCTGCTTTAGGCCACTTTGAAAAACGCTTGCGTTTACGAAGTACACCTCGATAATACTGGAACTGAGCATCTGCAAACAAATCATGTCGTTGATTCATTTCATTAGCATGTAATATCGTATCTTCAAAATTAGCGAAGCCGCGATTTACTATATAGGCGTTATATTGCTTTTCAGCGAGCTCAGGATTCTCGCTGTCATGAATCAAATCTTGTTTGGTGAATGACGCTGCATTCATAAAATCAAACGGACTAATATCCTTCATTCTTCACCGCCTCAATGTTCTTCAATAAGTCATCAAAATCTTCAGCACACTTCTCGCACATTTTAATAGCTAATCGACCTTCTATAGTATCAACATTTGCAGTGTAGGCTTCTTTCTTTTTAATATCTTCAAAGCAAAAAAAGCATGCTACAGTTTTCGAGAATGGATTACTTAATTTCACTTTCGATCATCACTTCGGTTAGGAATGCGACCATGTTGATTTCTTGATCAGCGACAAAGTTTGCTTTGTACATGTAGTCAGCAGTCGTTACACAGAATCCTGGGAGACTGCGAAACTCGACTCGATCAGTGGCGGCGTCGTAGATTCGCCGGAACATCTCGTTCATATCTTGATCGGAGTTCTTAGCAACCCACTTGCGCATTTCAGTAAAGTTCTTAGCTTTAAGTAAAGCGAAGAGTTCATCAATACTTTCTTGCTTGAGGTTAACGAAGATACCCTCGTCAATTTTACCAGAAGCTGCATAGGATTGTAGCTCGGTGAGTACTCGACGAAAATCGGGGAAGTGTTTCTCGATAACTTTAGCGACAACCTTATTGTCGTACTCGACTTGTTCTTGGTCTAGAATGGCTCGAACTCGCTTATAGAAACAAGCAGCGAGGGCTGGCCGTTCAGACGTTTCAATAGTGAAATCGACCTCGGACAGTCGAGAACGAAGAGGAGCGATGATGCGATTTTTAAAGTTACAAGTAAAGATGAAACCACAGTTAGAAGAATATTCTTCGATAAAGTTACGAAGAGCAGGTTGAACAGAAGCTGCGTTAAGATAGTCCGCCTCATCAAAGATCACGTATTTACGACCACCTGATAAAGAAACAGATGATGCATACGTTGAGATCTCATAGCGGAGAGTGTCGATGTTCACATTAAGCGAACCGTTCTTGACGATGTAGTCACAACCCATTTCTTCGAGCATGGCTTTTGCGACTGTAGTCTTACCTACGCCCGGCCCACCGGTTAGAAGAAGGTTGGGAACACTGTCGTCAGAAACAAATTTTTGAAAAGTCTTTTTTAGCTTTTCGGTAAGGATAGTATCTTGAATACGTTGCGGGCGAAATTTTTCGACCCAAAGCACTTCATTAGCTTTAGATTCAACAGACATTTGGTCACCATAATAATCATAATATAAAAAATTCGAAAGGCGGGGATCAAGCGATCCCCCCTGTCTCGAGAAAGGTAGCTGATTGATTAACCAACCAGCTTATCAGCAAGAGGACCTTCTGCTGGTGCTGCAACATCTACTTCTTGACCTGCGACACCTTCGTCTTGCTGCGGAGCATTTTGACGAAGATAAGCTTCGATCTTGTTACGAAGCATGCCTACACCTGCCATTTCGTTCCCTTGAAACCCGCCGCGAGTTGATACGACATCGATCAACTGAAGGACGGTGCTAAGATCACCAAGAGTGATGGTGACTTGTTGTTCTTGTTGTTCCATAATTATTCACCTTTGTTATAAGTCGACTTTGAATCAATTGCCACATAGTACGTGACACCATTCCCTTTAAACTCAGAGATACCCTTCGAACAAAGAGTAACCTGGTAGTCTAAAGGCATTAGTTTCAGGTTATCAGTTTTAATGATCACCTTAAATGTATCGTCAGTTTCACCAATTTCGACGCCAAAGTCATCTGCGCCTGGATTAGCACTGTCGATAGCTTTCAGATAGCACTTGCCGCTTTCGCCTACAAATGCAATCTCTGAAAATTGTAAAACACCTGCTGCTTTAAGAACCGAAGAAAGATCATCGTGGGTTACGTTCACTACAAAATCTTCGGACGGAATATTTATATCTTTTTCGGGCGGCGTATGGATCATACTTACGTCTGCATACACATATTTTGTACGACGCTTGCCTTCAGAGATAGTGAAGTATTTATCTCCAAACTCGACGTCCGGATCATTATACAAGCTCAGGATAGATAGAAACCTCGAAAGATCATAGACACAAGCCTCAGATGGAATTTCATCTGGTACTTCTGCAATCGCAATGAGAGTTTTTTCGGGAGTAATAGTTTTCAATACATTACCGGGCTTCATCAAAATAGATTTGTTGATAGCAGTAAAGCTTTTGAGAACGGTGAGAGTTTCACTTGAAAATTTCATAGTATAGTCTTTCTCCAATTGATTTATACAACACGTATATTATATACCAGTTTACACAAAATGTCAACGGCCTTTCTTGTTTTTAGAATAAGTTTTTCGATTAGATTTACTGTCAGCAGTGGCAGCAGCGCCGAGCTGGCCGAGAGCACCCATGTTTCCTTTGAATATGTATGATCCAACATGATTGATGCGCATCCAGGGACACATCCAAACTCGTAGTCCGATCTCTCGAGCTTTCTTACAGAAGAAGTAATCCTCTGATAGATAGCGCTTAGACTCAGGATCGATAACACAATCAAAGAATGCTGTAATGTTTCGAGAACCATCAAAGCTGTTTGTTCGAATATGGTCGGGCTTGTACTCGAGCTCAGGATAAGCGTCTCGGTATTTTTCTAGGGCTTTACGAGATATTAACATGAATCCAGTACCGGCTTCAGAAACTTCGACTGGCTCAGAAAGCTGAAACTGTCTCATACCTTTTACTGGGTTGAAGACGAAATCGGAAGTAAATGCTTCAAGCTCGAATGGATTTTCCTTACCATACCCCTGGGCAGCAGCCATCTGGATTTTTTCCCATGCGATCGTTTTCTTAGGGTAGGGACCCGTGACAATATCATATTTGTCAGGATCAGAAATAGCGATACCTAATAGAGCCAGAGCATCCTTAGGATCAAATCCAATATCACTATCAATAAACAAAAGATGAGAACAGTCCGAGCGCATGAACTCGTCGACGATGTAGTTTCGAGCTCGCTGTACTAGACTTTCATTAAAAAGAAAGTAGAACTTAAGAGGAATCTGATGCGTTGAGCATATCATACTCAAGTCATTAGTAGCTTTAGTGTATAGCCCTGCGCACTGTCCTCCGTACATGGGTGTACCCACGAAGATACTTTGTTCTCGAAGGTCCTCTGTTTTAATTTGTAGTTTCATATTGTAATTTGCTCCATATCATTTTCTGCTCGAACAATCGTCTGTAATCTTAGAACATCAGCTAGAATATCCCAAGAGCTGTCGTGCGCTTTGAAAGTCGATTCCCATAGTTCCTCGTCAGCGACGGGGCAGAATCCATTCTTTTTATTTTGAAAGTTAAACTTCGCATCAATGTACGTACGGGTGTCACGTACGAGATAGTATTTCAAATAGCCGTATAGGTGTTCTTTCTTACCTTGCGAATCGAAAAGGCGAGTTAGAATCACTGGATCGAAGGTGTTAGAACGAGACCACCAATGCTTAACTTTAGCATCAATGATAAAGTCATGAAATTGCTTTACGAACTCTTCAACTGTAAGATCATCTGGTCGCGGCTTGATACGAGCTCGTACTTCTTTACTCTGCTCACCCCAAAACTCAAGAACACTTTGCTCAACTAGATAGTCATAGTTCTTGACTTGATCTTGTACAGAAAGTTTAAATCGAACTGTTTCGACTATATCTTTAGTGGTGTAAGGATTATCAGAAGTAAATCGATCCCAGTCAAAAATCATTGCTGAGACGTCAACGACTGCACAATTAGTGGGTTCAGTACCCATCGTTTCAAAATCAATAATCAAATCTCTCATTAGATAAATGCTTCCAGCGTGTTGTGTTTTTCGATATACTCTGATTTTTGAGTATGATTATACTGCATTATATAATCTGTGTCGACCATTGTCAACTCATTATTCAAATATTTTTTGATTTCTTCCGCCATGTCCCTCGCTGTTTGAACGGGTACATTCTGACAAATGTGGTTGTAGTTCCGTTTAGGATCGAGGAGTTCAAAGTCTTCAGGTAATCCCATGATTGCCATAGCTTCGCGATAATTGATATAACGATCATCATCGGGATGAGTAAGCATAGTAGGATAATGACCGACAAAGGCACCAATATAGTCTTTTGGAATAATCGTACCACGGCGCATGATGTTTCCGCCGTTTCTAAGTTTTTCGTATCGTCGCTTACATTTCTCGACTTCTTTTTCATAACCGTTAGCTTCCATCCATTCGCCCACTTGAGCATAATCATATCCCTGTCTTTCTATATATGAAAATACGTCTTGTGTACGAACTTTCTGAGGCTCTACCATAGCAGAAAACTCACGGTGAGTAATGCCGCCATGAATATGTTCAAGAATATACTTGTAATAAAGATCATCCCGACTAGGCGTCTTCGGGTTGATAACTTCAGTTTGGAAATTTGATCTAACATTCCTGATAACATCTTCGATTTTGTCGCAGTTCATTACGAATCTTTTCACCAATCTTACCTGCGAAACCCGGAGCATTCTCGCCCCAGAATACTTTCGGCTTTACGTTTTCTAGTACGTGTTGTGCAGTAACTTTCATCCATTGGTTCTTAGGATTATCTTCACCAAAACCGTGAGATAGCTGAGACAGTCCAGCACAAGGACACACAGAAGAGATAACATCAACTGACTCAGATGGCTTCTCGTTTTTATCTAAGAGGTAGTAAGGAGTACCGCTATAGTAATTACGAGCATGAGAATCATTGGCTGAGAAGTCCTCGTAGGACATCATGTAGGTAGGTTTCTCACCAAAAGCGAGTTCAGAACCGATCGTCTCACCGCCGATGAGAGGTACGATAGATGCGTGTTTAATCATGTAAAGAATTCCTCAAGATCAGTTTCTGTCGTTAGACGCTCTGGTATGTTATCGAGCTTCTCAATACGCTCTTTTACGTAGTCTTCGACATTAAAATAATTTAAAAGGTTACGAGAGATTTCATATCGATCTTCGATTGTAACTTTAATACTCTCGTCTATAGCTTTATATATGTCATCGGGATTGTTGAAGTCAGCGACAAAGTGCTTAACATTCGATCGAGTGAGATACTCAGAAGTAGCATGAGCCCAAATCTCAAGATGTTCAAGTTCTCGTTGGAAGATTACCGGCACAACACCATAGATGCCTGCTTCAAACGCTGTATAGCCGAATCCCTCGTGGAAGCAGGGTAGGATAATCGATTGAGAAGACTTAATGGCTTTGAACAGATCGTCGTCAGAAAGGTTCTCAGCATAGGCGTTAGCAGACTTGGTCAGTCTCTCGAAGTACTTACCATTCTTATCTCGCCTAGGATCTTGTACGCCGTAGTGAACGATCACGTTATCAGGATTCTTGTATCCGTAAACTTTGTGATGAAACTTAGATGTTTCATACCGACCGATGATGGCAGATTTCTTTTCGACATTCTCAATATCTTCTTTAGTGACTTCTTCATCTGTCCACACGAAGTGCTCGATGAACCCGTCGAAGGCTTCTTCACCGGCCATAGGAATATCTTCATATCCAGCTTTGATGGCTCTGAGATGGATGTCCGTCATTCGCTGAACGGAATAATGCGAGTTAGTAGCGATATAGACCATATTACGATCAGACTTACGCATACGACGAATCACATCACTCGTACCATAACACCACATTAGATCAATGATGTCATGAATGATGAACATGATCCGCTTATTTTTAATAAGCTGATTGATTGTCGTAATCATAGAAACACTGTGGCAGTGAGCAACAATGTAGTCAGCGTCTTTCAGCACATCTTGGACTTTAGTGAGATAGTCTCGTATGTAGTAGCGAGATACTCGAGATGGATTCTTGCCTTCAGCCATCGCTCGATCTTTTGAACCAAGCTCGTCGACAATGTGATGAGTGTAGTTATATTCGTCTTCACATTTACCGGCATACACATAATGAGTATCGTAACCCATCTTAGCAAAAGCACGAGCATCGAGCTTCGAACTTTTCTGAAGACCGGAACGAACGATAGAACCTTTGAAGGTTTCAGTGAGATTGTCAATCACGACTACTTTTTTCATAATAACACCATTATATCAAAGAATCTATTTATTGTCAACTGATTTGTGCATATCAATGAAGCACCAATCAATTTTAGATTCAGTAAACAATTCACGTGATTTTCTAAATGATTCTACCCATCGATCGGGATAATCTGCCTTAGGCATAACGATTCGCTTGATGCCGACCTGAATAACACCTTTAGCGCATTCGCCGCAGACAGGAAGACCCCACACATAAAGCGTAGATTCTTTCAGAGAGATACCATTGAACGTTGCATTGTAGATTGCATTCATTTCAGCGTGTACTACATACTTATACTTAGTCTCTCGGTCATTATATCGCTGTTCACTATCATGAATTCCGCGAGGGAAGCCATTATATCCAGTAGCTAGAATACGCTTTTCATCGTTCACTACCACTGCACCGATCTGTGTACTCGGATCTTTACTCCAGGTAGAAATTTCCCGAGCTAAACTAAGAAACCTTTTGTCCCATTTCATCGATCAATTTCTCAATAAATTTGAAGTGTCGTTCATAAACATGAAAGTTAGATGCAGTCCAAATTAAGTCACCAACTTGAACACTAAGATCTAAAGCTAAAAGCCTTTGAACATACTTGGCCCAAGCAACATCATTATTATATCCAAAGACTGCATCATTGCTTCTCATCAAGTAATGAGAATGTAGCTTATTATCTCGAATGTAGAAAGTGTTAGCATAGGTACACATAAAGTCGTTCATACCATTTTTACAAAAATCAGTATGCATACTAGGACGATTGTAAATCATTGTAGCTCGACGAGAGTTTGGATTGGATTTTAACTCTTTCAATACATTATCATATTGATTGCCGTTTTCTTCGGAGAAGATACACCAACCATAATTAGAATTAATCTTTCCATCTGCGTCAGCAATATCTTTCCAGATTTGAGGCGTATCACCTGGAATGTCTTCAACGAAAAGAGACTTAGAAATATACCATTCCAATTCACGTTGAATGTATTCTTCACTAGCTTTACGGATAACGTAATCATCATCGGCGAGAAAAGACTCGCCAATGATTTCAATCGTTTTAGCACCAGTACGATCAATAACAAAATCTTCATCGAGATATTTGTCAATGATCATTTGACGAATTTGAGAAACATTTATCATTAGATAGACTCCATCAATGCCTCGATGTCTTCGACTTCTGAAACGACATCTTGCATATTTTGCTTATGATAAATGCGAGCCATTTTGCGAAGGATATTCTTAGGAATATCGACTTCATCGGCAAGAGCATTGATAGCATCTTTAACGAAGTCTCGTTCAGCTTCAACTCGAGTATACGAGTTGCTGATTTCTTCCATTGCACCACGAATTTTTTTACGGTCTTCTTCAGAAGAAGGGATAATCACATTTGCCATTTTATATAGTCCTCACTTTTTTAGATTGTTAACAGCGCTACTTACGCTGCCAAAGGTTGTCATCATTAACCAAATTGCTGCTAGCCAAGTTTGCATAGTGTAAGCAATTCCTAACTGGAATATCGTGTTCAGAGACCAAATTGAAATAAAGGGTGAAAAGATAAGTAATGCTAAACCTAAAACTATGATTAATAAAGATGTTTTCATTACTTCTCCCTGTTAAAAGCATTTTTTTCTGGATCTTGTCCGGTAATGCCGCCACGACAATATGCGACAAAGAAGCTTGCGTAGTTGATAAGATCTTTAGCTGAATCTTCGAGAGATTCAAAGTTCGGATCATAATCAGATGATTGCATAGCTTCCATGACTGATTTCATACGAAGCATTTTTGCATGCATGATGTCGTGAATAGTAACAATACCATTCGGATAGTAATCAGCCTGCTTTACAGTCGAGTTCGGATTTTGATAATCACGAGACTTTTTTAGCTGAAGTTCTACGCATTCTTGTAGAACATTGACTGACTCTGGTTGTGCTTGTTGTTTACTCATACATTTTTCTCCATAGCTAAATCCTTGAAGTTAGAATGCTCTATTATACCATACTTTTCAAGAGTTGTAAACTGTTTTTTCACTTTATTATATCGCAACCAAAGAGAACGACTTACTGTAGGCGTTCCCTTTCGAGTATGCATGCATTTTTGAATGGCTTCTTTCGGAATAAAAAGAAAGTGGAGCTTTTCAATCATTGGATTAAGTATCACAGCTCGAATAGCTCCACGCTTAAGTACACCGTCTTGGGACCTGACGTTTGTAATTTCTGCCGATGCCATAGATCCATTGGCGTGAAGGGTGCCAGTTTTGCACTCGGACTCATCAGTAAAGTCTTCATGGATACCATCATTAAACTCGTAAAGACCACCAGAGTTGGCTGCCATCATTTGTTCAACGAGATGCTCTAGGTTAAAATCAGCTGGTCTTTCTTGGATAGCCTCCTTGAAAGGGCTGGCTCTGTAAATAGGATGATTTTCAATCACAAGCTGAGCATAAAGCTTTTGCTTAAGCTCAGTATTCACTCTATCATAATATGCCATAATAAAGGCCTAATCAATTTTTACTATACTATAGTATAACAGCAAAACTCAAATGTCAACTGTTTTTTTCATTCTTTTTGCTTTTAAATACAGTGGTGGCTGCAGTCTTCATAGCATTGAAGTATGCTTCTCCCATCTTAGCGGCAAACTCAGCTTGCTTTTCAGATGGAAGAAACAACTCTTTAAACTCATCAGGTGTGAGTTCGATTTCAATTTTCATTAGAAATATTTTTCAAGAATTTCAAGTTGATCGTGGTATTCAGCCATTTTCTGCACTTCGGATTGAATAGCTTCCATCACTCCAGGATGCTCACCAATCCCAACAGGGTTGGCAAGATAAACTTCCACGTTTGCTCGGTGTAGTTCAATGTTAGCCTTTGCGTGTTGTCGCAAAGCATGAAGCATGTTGGTTCTACTAGTACTATAATCCATTTTATTCTCCTTATTATTCAGTAACTATTCGTTTCCAATTGTTATCTTCTGTTTTTAGCCAAAGATTACCATCACGGCCTACAGCCATG